GCACTGGTATCAGTGATACAATATCTACAGCATCAAATATTAGATCTGATGATACTTATTTCTCTTATGAAGATGGAGATACATCTAAGAAGGTTGAATTAATATTACTTGGAGTAATACAAGATATAGTAGAAGAAAATGAAGATTTTAAAGTAGACGAAAAAGATATAATTGTAGTTAAAAATCTTGGTGATAAGATTAAAAATAATAAATCAAATTGGAAAGAAATTTTTGCAAATTCTTTTATCTACAATACCAGCACGAGATATGAAATTTTAGATAATTTAAGTATAAAATTAGGATCGACTATTGATAGATCCAGTTTAAAAGTTGGAGATGAAGTTGAAATATTAGAAAGAGGGGGTGAAAATATAGTATTTTCTAATGATACACCGTATATTAAATCTATTGATATTAGTACAAATTCTTTAACATTAGAAAATAAACCAAATTTAGACCCAAGCAAAGAATATGATGTAAGAAGAAAATTAAATAAAACAAAATCTTCCGGTTCTGATTTTGGAAGTAGTTCTGTATTATCAGACATTCTTAATGTATATGTTGAAAAAGATGAATTCGCATATGTTGCATCAAATTCATTACCATCTGAAAGAAAGGAAAATGAAGATAAAGATGGGGTGGAAATTATAGATTATCGTCTTGATATTGAAACTAGTATTAAAAAAGTAAGTATTGCTAGTACCAATAATCTTACAGATAAGTCCGAAGGTGTTTATAATACAATCGAAATCGATCCAACCACTGAAATACCATTTTTAAATGGGGATAAAATATTCTATTCTCCAGAGAATGAATCACTAGTTGGATTACAAACTGGAAATTATTACATAAAGGTAGTATCATCAAACAAGTTTAGATTATACAATTCCCCAGTTTTGATAGACTCTGAAAGTAATGTAACTTTCCAAGTGCCAAATTCTGGCATAGGAACTCACACTTTTACTTTAGACTCTCAAATAAAGACTGATTTGGGAATACAAAAACTTCTAAGAAAATTTCCACTAGAGAAAAATATTGAAAATGGTTCCGGAAGTTTAACAACTCCAGGAACTACTGGAATGTTAATTAATGGAGTTGAAATTACTAACTATAAATCTAATGATGCAATCTATTATGGTCCAATTGAGGGAGCAGATATTCTTTCTGGTGGTGAAGATTTTGATGTAATTAATCCACCATTAGTTGAAGTTTCTATTGGTGCTGGTACTACTGCAAAAATTCAACCTGTTATTAGTGGAGGTTTTGAAAAAGTATATGTAGACTCACAAGATTATAATATCGGAAATATAACTTCTATCAATATTTCAGGTGGAAATGGTAGTGGCGCTGTAATTGAACCTGTAATAATCGAAAGACCCAGAGAAGTTTTATTTAATTCGGATGAATTTTCTAGTGGTGGTGGTGTTAGTGAATCAACTAATCAAATTTTATTTTTAACAGATCATAACTTTGCCAATGGACAAGAAGTAGTTTATAATTCTTTAGGTAATAATCCAATATCAATTGGAACGGCAGGAAATAATATTGATCTTCCTACCAATTCAACATATTTTGTCGGTGTTACTAACAATAAAGCAATAAAATTATATAACACTTTAAGTGATCAGCAATTAGATACCAATGTTGTTGGAATCTACACTGGTTCTGATGGAACACATAAGTTCTCAACTCTTTCATCTTCAAAACAAGTTTCTTATATTAAGGTAATTGATAAAGGTGAAGGTTATACAAATAGAAAGTTGATTGTAAGTCCTACGGGAATATCTACAGCAAATAATACCGTTACCTTTAAAAATCATGGATTTAATGATGGTGAAATTATTGAATATGATTATGAATCTGGACAAATATCTGGAATTACGACTACAAATCAATACTTTATTTTAAAGGTTGATGACAATTCATTTAGGTTATGTGATGCTGGAATTGGAGGAACAGTTGTTTCCAATTATGAAAGACATGATTATGAAACAATTGATAGTACGGGTAGTGGATATCAATATTTCAAATATCCTGATATTTCTGTTTCAATTAAATATAATAATGTAGGATTTGGAACTACTACTCAACAGAATAATGATTTAGTAGTAACTCCAGTAGTAAAAGGAAGTGTTATTGATGCTTATGTTTACGAAGCAGGAACTGGTTATGGATCCACAATTTTAAACTTGGAGAAAAAACCATTAATTACTATAAAAAATGGTAAAAATGCTCAATTAACACCATCTATTGTTGATGGAAGAATAATTAGTGTTTTTACAAGTTTTGTTGGAAGTGAATATTATTCTGTTCCAGAATTGATTGTTTCTGGTTCTGGAACCGGTGCAGAATTAAGAGCAATAATTAATAATGGCAAAATAACAGAAGTTAAGGTTCTGAATTCCGGTACTGGTTATTCTGCAACAAATACAAAGATTCAAGTTGTTCCATCAGGAAAAAATTCTTTTATTGATCCACAAATAAGAAAATTATCCCTAAACAATAATACTGCAAGGTTTACTACTGGTGAAGTTTTATTAGAAGGTAAAGATAAACTTCAATATTCAGTATCAAAATATTTTGAGAATTTGAGAAATTCTTTTAAAGAAGATCCCACAAGCATTTCACATATAATTGGATGGGCTTATGATGGAAATCCAATCTATGGGCCATATGGATACACAAATTCTGAAGATATATCTTCAGAATTAAAATCATTAGAATCTGGATATATTTTAAACGAATCGAATGTTGAAGATAGACCATCCGGATTTGATGCTGGATTTTTTGTGGAGGATTATAAGTTTAAAGGAGATGGAGATCTAGATGAGTATAATGGAAGATATGAAATAAATGACGAGTATCCGAATGGTGTTTATGCATACCATGCTACAATAAATCAATTCCCATATTTTATAGGCAATAAGTATAAATCAAAATTAATTCCTAATTCGGATTTAGATCAATCATTTGATTTCAATAATTCAAATTTATTAAGGAATACACTTCCGTACAAAGTATCAGAACTAAATGCTGATTATGATTTTATTAATGAAACCAGTGATGTTCTAGATCAAAAAATAGAAGTAGTATCCGTAACATCAGACTCTATAAAATCTATAGAAATCGAAAATTCTGGTAGTAATTATAAAGTTGGAGATAGATTAATATTTGATAATACAGATACTTCAGGAAGTGGTTTAGATGTTAGTGTTGCTTCTATTAAAGGAAAGAGTATTTTAGAATTAAATACGAATTCGTCCGAATATCCAAATTCTATTTTTACATGGGAATCTACAGATAGAGTAAAAGTATCAATATTGCCCAATCATGATCTTTCAAATCTAGATTATGTAACCGTGTCTGGATTTTCTACAAATTTATCAACACTTAATGGAACACAACAAATTACAGTTCCTTTTTATGCAAATGGAAGATGTCTTTCTACTATAACATCTTCATCTATAGGAGTTACAACAGAAATTTACGTTTCTCCAATTCCAGATCAAATATCTGTTGGTAGTAGTATTGGTATTGGAACAGAAACTTTAAAAGTTCTTGAAGTATTTAAAAATCAAAATATTCTCAGAATTGAAAGAGGGTTAGCAGGTGTATCACATACTGTTGGAACGGCAGTATCTTTCTTGTCCGATTCATTTACAATTGTCAAATCTGTAGATAAATTTGATTCGAAGGTAAACGATAAGGCTTTCTTCAATCCTAGAGAATCTGTTGGTGTTGGAACAATAAGTGGTGTTGGATATAGTACATCATTTGAATTTGGTAATATTTCATCTGTAACTAGAAGTATTCCTACAAAAGGTATTTACATTGAAAATCATCCTTTTGTAACGAATCAACCAGTTGTTTATACTAAAAATGTAATAGATGATATAAATGTTTCTATTGATGGATTGTCTGCATCACAACAACCTTTACTAAACCAAAGCAACCTTTTTGTAGTTAAGAAAAGTCCAAGTCTTATTGGATTAAAGACTGAAATTACAGGTGAAGAACTGTTCTTCCATAATAATGGAGATGATAGTGATAAGTATTCATTTGAATCTAATTATACTCAAATATTGGGAGATCTGGATAAGAATGTAGTGACTGTTTCGGTATCAACATCTCATGAACTTCAAAATGGAGATACAATAACATTAGATGTTCAACCAAATCTTTCTGTTGGTATCGGAACTTCAACAGCAGTTCGTGTTCTTTATAAATCAGAAATTGATAATATTGTAGTTAATCCAATTGGATTTAACTCTACAGGAATCAATACAGTAACTGATGAAATTACAATTACAAATCATGAGTTAGTAACTGGTGATAAGGTTCTTTATGAGGATAGTGGATATAAAGAATATTTTGTTTATAAAATTAATAGAAATAAAATTAATCTTTGTGAAACTTTAATAGATTCTCAACAAAATCCTCCAACAGTTGTGAGTTTTGCTTCTACAGGAGGTTCTTCACAATCAATATCATTAATTAATCCACAATTACAACCGGTTAAAAATAATAATTTAGTATTTGACCTTTCAGATTCTTCATTGGTAAATTATAGTTTGAGATTGTATCAGGACAAAGAGTTCAATAATGAATTTGTTTCTACTGGTTCTAGTACTAGTTTCAATATATCTGGAGTAGGAACTGTTGGAGTAACATCTACAGCAACTCTTACATTAGATTACAATTCACAAATTGGTGAATTATTCTACACCTTAGAAAAAGATAGTGTATTAGTTAAATCTGATACTGATGTTAATAATTATTCGAGTATTAAGTATGTTGATAGTGACTATAACAATTCATATACTATTAGTGGTGTTGCAGCAACAACCTTTAATGTAAACATCGTTAAAAAACCAGAAAAACTTTCTTATGGTTCAACAGAGTGTGACAAATTAGAGTACTCAACAACATCAACTTCTCCATCTGACCCAGTTAAATCTTTAAATATCATATCTTCAGGAATTGGGTATAAAAAATTACCAACTTTAAAATCTACTAATTCTACTTCTGGAGTAGATTTAGTTGTAAGTGCAAAATCAATAGATATTGGTTCTATAAAAGAAAGTAGAGTTGTCAATAATAGATTTACTTATTCCTCCGATAAAACTATAAGACCCAAGGTTAATGTTTCACCAAATATTTTATTAAAAGATTCAAATGCACTGGGTGAAATATCAATAATTAGGGGAGGAGAAGGTTATGTATCTCCACCATTTATTACTCTCATCAATCCAACAACTAGAAGTGTAATAAATTCTGGATTTATCGAAACAAAAATAACAGGATCTGCAATTTCTTCTTTGGATATTAAAGTACAACCAAAAGGTTTACCAGATGACACTGTAGAAGTTTTTGTAACAAATAATAATAATGGTGTTGCGATTGAAAAAGTAGAATCATCAAATACTGGCATTTTCACATGTATCATATCAACTCCTGGTATCGGAAATACTTTTAATACTCCCCCATTTGCTGATGGAGATGAAGTATTCATTGAAGGTGTTTCGAAATTTAGTTCTGGTGGGGATGGATTCAATTCTTCTGATTATGGATACAGATTCTTTAAAGTAACTAATTACGATTCCGTTTCAGGAATTAATGATAAAGTAACAATTAATATAGAAGAATTTACTACAAACACTGGAATCGCAAAAACAATTCAAGATTTTAGTGGAGTTATAATCAATAAAAATGATTATCCCACTTTTAAGGTAGTTCAAGAACCATCCAAATTTTTGATTGGAGAAACTTTATCTTCAAATAATGTAATAATAGATTTAAAAGTTACAGGAAGTGATGTAGATTCTTTAAAAGTTTTAGGAACATATCAGTTATCAGTAGGTGAAATTATTACTGGAAATAAATCTGGTAATGTTGCTACAATTAGATCTTTAAGTTTAAATGAAGGCACTCTTAATGTTGATTATTCTAATCTAAAAAATATTGGATGGGATACAGAAACTGGAAAATTAAGTGAAGATTTTCAGGTTACTCCAGATAATAACTATTACCAAAATTTATCATATTCCGTAAAGAGTTCAGTAACATATAAAGATCAGCAATCTCCAGTAGAAAGTTTAGTTCATACAAGTGGATTAAAGAATTTTGCGGATACTGGAATAACTTCAAGTACAAGTGCAGGTTTATCTACTTCTGACGATGGAATTACTATAATTTATGATGTAATTAACGAGAAGAGAGTAGATACTATCAATAATTTTGATAACGTTATTGATATTGATGTTGTAGATTCAAATTCGAAATTCTTAAAATTAAAAAGTAAAAAACTTACAAATTACACAGAATTAAAAAATCTTAATGTATTGACAGTTGATGACCTCCAAAGTCAGTTCTCCAATTCAGAATCCGAATCTACAGAATTTTTATTGGTAGACGAACTTGATAATAGAACATATTTCAATTATCTAATGAGAGTGACTAATGAAGATGGTAATGAACTTCAGTTAACAGATGTTACTATCTTAAAAAATGAATTAGAAGCAGTCATTGTTGAAAATGAGTCTGTTTCAGGACAAAAATTTAATTACGGTATTTTTGATTTATTTACAGACGAAACTGAAAAAACTTTCTTACGATTTGTTCCCAATGATGCATTTAATACAAATTACGACCTAAAAGTAATTAAGCAAATATTTAATACAGATGTATCTGGAGTTGGAACACAGTCTATAGGTTTTGTCAATTTGACAGGTTCTGTGGTTACAGAAAATACTAATGTAGGAATTGGAACTACAACAATTATTTCTTTAAATTCTGGTGATTTTGAATCTCTTTACGTTAATGCACAGGTAACTAATACAGTTACTAATGATATGAATTATGTGAGATTGTATGTTTCTATTGCTGGAACAAATACTTACATGTCAGAATATTATACTGATAGTAATGCTCTAAGTTTTTCGACAGGAAATCAAATAGGTTTATTCACTTCCACTTACTTGGGAGGTGGAGTTATATCACTAATACATGAAAATACTTCTTCCGATGAACTCAAGATAAGAACTAATATTGTCGGATTTGGTACAACATCTACTGGAATTGGTACATACAGATTTAAATCTTCTGATCAATTTGATGGTCAGGAAAGAAGTATAATTTACGATTCTGGGTATTACTCTACAGTAGGTGCTTCTTCTACAACAATTCAATTCTTAGATAGATCTTTATTTAATGCGTCAAAATCTTTAATTCAAGTCAGTATAGGTTCCACAAAAGCACTTCATCAGGTTATGATGATTGATGAAGGAACCGATGCTTATACACAACAATTACCCTTCCTTTCAGTATCTAATGATGATAGTGAATTGGATTATGCTTCTGGTATTGGAACATTTGGTGGAGAAATATCTGGAAGTGATTTAATACTTAAATTCTTCCCAGATTCAAATCAAACAGGTCAAATTGATATTGAAGTATTCAGCAAATCATTCTATTCTGAAATAGATGTTGTTAATGAACCTTTAGATTTATCTTATGGTGCTGTAACTGAAAGTATTGAAGAAAAATTCTATAATGCTATTAATCTAACTAGAATCAATAAAGATAGTTTCAGATTAACTGATAATGGCATTCCAATTTTCTCGAAGAGATTTAATCCAAATTCATCTGCATTAGATGCATCTACTGGAATATTTACAATTCAAAATCACTTCTTTGTAACTGGTGAAGAATTAATTTATACTCCAAACTCCACAATCGTTGGTGTTGGAACTAGTGCAGTGGTTACTTCTAGTGGAGAATTACCATCAACAGTATACGCTATCAAATTAACCGAAAATACTTTTAAAGTAGCAATAACAACTACAGCAGCTGCAAATGAAACTGGAGTAACTTTTACCGGTCTTGGGGAAGGAAATGCTCATAGATTCACTATGAAGGAAAGAAATAGTAAGTGTATCTTAACTGTTGATGAATTGGTTCAATACCCATTAGCACCTACTAAGATTACACATACTTTGAGTGGAAATATTGGTGGTTCTATAAGCAATAGTACAAGTGTTGTATCACTAAGTGGAATTTCGACAATAAACCCAACAGATATATTGAAAGTTGATGAAGAATATATGGGTATTACTAATGTTGGTTTAGGAACAACAAATGTGGGACCAATTACAAATAGTGGAAATATAAATTTAGTTGAGGTTAAGAGAGGATTTGTGGGTTCTTCTGCATCAACTCATACAGATTCTACCTTAGTAAGAATTTATAAAGGTTCGTTTAATATTGAAGATAGTGAAATATATTTTGCGGAAGCACCAAGAGGTAATCCTCAAATTTTAAAAACAAAAAATAATCTAGATTTTGAAACCTCATCATTTACTGGCAGAGTGTTTTTAAAATCTAATTATGAAAATAATAAAATTTATGATGATTTGTCCGACGAATTTACTGGAATTGGAAGAACATTTACTCTAAAAGTTGGAGGTGCTAATACTACAGGAATTGGTACAGAAGGTTCAAGTGGTCTTGTTTTCGTAAATAACATTTATCAATCACCCAAAACTGATAATAATCCTTCAAGATTCAATTATGAAATTTTAGAAGACACTAATGTAGGAATAACTACTTTAGTATTTTCTGGAATTACCAGACCAGATGATCCTCTTCAATATGTCGTTTCCGACTATGATGTCAATGTAAATGAAGTTCCAAGAGGTGGAATTATAGTTTCGTATGGATCCACACCTGGACTTGGATTTGCACCACTTGTAGGTGCTGCTGTGACTGCTGTTGTTGGTGCTGGAGGTAGTTTTATATCCGTAGGATTGGGAACCACCGATAATCTAGGATCTGGATATAATGGGCTAGTTTCCATAGGAGTGACTGTATTAGACATAGAGTATGATCATAAATTTGTAAGTGCCGGAGTAAATTCAATTACAGATAATACTGGAGGCACTCATACTGCAACAGATGCTACTTACAATTCCAGAACTGGTGATTTGGTGTTGACTGTTGTCAATCATGGTTTGACAACAGCAAATACTATTGGTATTGCTACTGAAGGATTGGTATTTACTTGTTCTAAGGATGATCATTCAACAAATCATCCCTATCCAAGAGCAGTATCTAAGACAAAATTGAGAAGAGGAGAGTCTGGAGGAGACCCTATTCATAATCAGCAAGTAGCAATTGCAGCAACTACATTGAATACTATTCAAATTGGTGTAGGTAGTGGTGGTGGTGCTGGTACAGGAGCGGCAGTTTCGGTTGATTCTATAGGTATTGGTGGAACTTTATCATTTAATGTTGGTTCTGCTGGAACTGATTACGTAAATCCAGAAATATTTGTTTCTGACCCATCATATAGCAATCTACCAATAGTTGGTGTTTCTAGGTTAGGTATTGGAGCAACAACCGATACGGGAGATGGATTATTATTAGATTTAAAAGTTAGTGGATCTACGGGAATAGGATCTACTTTATTTGAAGTGAGTGAAGTTAAATTCTCAAGACCAGGATATAATTTCAGAAGAGGTGACGTATTTAAACCAGTTGGATTAGTTACTGATGGTTCTTTATCTTCTCCAATATCAGATTTTGAGATTACAGTAATTGATACTTATTCTGATAATTTTGCTGCTTGGGAATTCGGTGAACTTGATTATATTGATTCAATTCAAAACTTACAAGATGGATCAAGAGTTAGATTCCCACTTAATTATAATTCGGCACTTTTGAGTTTTGAACCTGAATCAGATTCTGCAATTGAGAAAAATATCAATAATGTTCTTATAATTTTTGTTAATGGAGTATTACAAAAACCAGTAGAAAATTACATTTTTGAAGGTGGAACATCATTTGTCTTTACAAGAGCACCACTACCTCAAGATGAAATTGAAATCTATTTCTATAAGGGTGTTGATGGAACAGATTCTAAAATTATAGATGATATTATACCAACTATAGAAACTGGTGATATTGTACAAGTAATAAGTAACAACATTTATCCAGATACAATAACACAAGATGAAAGAACAGTTTATAACATAACTACTTCTGATAAATTTGAAACTAATAGATATTCTGGATTAGGTGTTGATGAGACTAACAACAAACCATTATCTTGGACAAAGCAAAAAACTGATAGGAAAATTAATGGTCAATATGTTTATAAATCAAGAGATGTATTAGAACCTTTAATCTTCCCAACCGCAAAAATTATTAAAGATGTATCTACAACAGACACTGAAATATTTGTCGATAATGTAGAATTATTTAAATATGAATCTTCTAATGGATATACTGATTCTTCCACTCCTTTTGATGCAGTAATTATTAATGGGATTTCTACAGTATCTTCAGGTTCTATTGAAAAAATCACAGGATTTGGTTTTATTGAAGGTTTCTCTGGAATTGTAACTGGTATTACAACAACATCTGGAATTGGTGTCCCCTTAGCACTTCAATTTACAGTAATTGATAGTAATGAATTCTCTGGATTATCAACAGGTTATCCAATTTATATCTATGATACTCAAATTGGTAGTGGAGTTACCTCAATTGATAATTCAAATTCTGCGGTTGTTGGAATTGGAACAACTTTCCTAGATAATGTTTATTATATTTCTGATTGGTCTAATAGTTCCACAGTAGGAATTTTAACTTGCAATGTAGATTCAAATTCTAACATAGTTGGTCTCGTAACAACTGGGAATATACTTAATCCAGTTGGAAAATACTCATGGGGAAGATTTTCAGATACAGGCACATTAGTAAGAGGAACAAATCCAATATCAATCGGAGTTACTGGAAATACCGTATCTGGATTGACAACATATCCAACAATCCAAAGAAGAGGTATTGGTATTAGAAAAACTGGAGCATTACCTAAAAGAGAAGTATAATTGAAAACTAAAATTGTCTTATAAATATATAAAAAACTATTAATATGTCCGCATTCGTAACAGATCAATTTAGAATATTGAATGCTGGTTCTTTTGTAGAGTCTATCAGTAATAATTCTTATTATGCTTTCTTAGGGTTATCAAATCCAACTTCAGTTGGATTTGGAAGAACCACTAATTGGGATACAAGTACAACTAATAATCCTGTAGATAACTTTCAATACTTATCTCACTATAGAGATACTTGTTTATTTGGTAAGAAAATTACCACAGAAAATGCTAGAAGAGTTATAAGGAAAGTTGATTGGATTGCAAATACTCCTTATGACATGTATAGGCATGATTATCGTCAAGGAAATGAAGCACCTGTATCCAAAACGGTAAGATTATATGATGCAAATTATTATATTATTACGAGTGAGTTTAAAGTTTATATTTGTTTAGATAATGGTTCTTTTGGAGTTAATCCTACCGTAACCGGGTCAGCAATAGAACCAACACAAACTGATGTAGAACCAGTTACATTTTCCGATGGTTATAGATGGAAATATCTATTCAGTATTTCTCCATCAGACGTAATTAAATTTGATTCTACAGAATACATTACAGTTCCTAATGATTGGTCAACTACAACGGATTCTAGTATTCAAACCATTAGAGAAGGAGGTGACTCTGATACTAATATCAATCAAATAAAAAAAGTATATATTGAAGAAGGAGGTACTGGATATAGTGATGGCACAACTGCAGCTATTGTAGGCGATGGTAGTGGTGGAGAGGTTTCTCTTACAGTAGATAGTTCCGGAGTAATAATAGATGTTGTTGTTACAAATGGCGGAAAAGGATACACTTATGGAGTTGTAGATCTTAGAGACGTTTCTGGTTCGGGTTCAAAATTAATACCAATTATACCACCAGCAAAAGGTCATGGTTACAACATCTACGAAGAATTGGGTACAGATAAAGTATTAATGTATGCTAGATTTGATGATTCTACTAAAGATTTTCCAATAGATACAGTATTTTCACAAGTTGGTATTATAAAAAATCCAGAGACATTTTCCGGAGCAGGAGTAACTTTTACTGAAAATACATTTTCATCTCTTTCTGGTATCGGACTATCAGAATCTAGAGATGTAAGTATTGGAGAGGAAATAACTCAAAGTGTATCTGGAGCAAAGGGTTATGTTGCATCGTTCGATAAAGATACAAAAGTTTTAAAATATTATCAAGATCGATCTTTATGTTTTGGAAATAAAATAAATCAAACAGATAACAATTTAGTATCATCTATAATACCTTTTAATAATACCGATATTATTAATTTTTCACTTTCTACTGGTACTAGTACTGTTGATAAAACTTTAAATGGCAATGTTGTAGTTGTAAATAATAAGCAAATTAATTTAGGTGTCAATTTTACAGATGGACTTGCAGATCCTCAGATAAATAAAAAGACGGGCACCATAATTTATATCGATAATCGACCCGCTGTTGAGAGAGACTCAAGACAGAAAGAAGACATTAAAATTATCCTGGAATTCTAAAAAAAGATGGCACAAAAAACCGACTTAAATATCAGCCCATATTATGATGATTTTGATGGCGATAAAAACTTTTATAAAGTTTTATTCAAACCAGGATTTCCAGTTCAGGCTAGAGAATTAACAACTCTTCAATCTATTTTACAAAATCAAGTAGAGTCTTTTGGTGGTAATATTTTTAAAGAAGGATCCATGGTTCTTCCAGGATCTGTAACTTTTGATAATCAGTTTTCTGCTGTAAAATTAAATGCAGTCAATTTAGGGATAGATATATCTGTTTATATTAAGAATTTTATTGGCAAAAAAATAACAGGACAACTTTCGGGTGTGACAGCATCTATTCAGGAAGTTGCACTTACAACTGATAGTGATTTAGTAACTGATATTACAATTTATGTAAAATATGGTGAATCCGGAGACGATGCAGAAGTAGATACTTTCCAAGATGGAGAGCAATTATTTGCAAGTGAAAATGTTACATATGGAAATACCACAATTACCGCAGGTACTGCATTTGCATCATTAATATCAGAAGGTGCAATATCTACTGGTTCAGCAGCATTTATTGATAATGGTGTTTACTTTATTAGAGGAACATTTGTAGAAGTTTCTAAGCAAACACTTATATTAGACTATTATACTAATACTCCTTCATATAGAGTAGGATTGAAAATATCCGAAACGATTGTTAACGCAAAAGATGATTCATCTTTGTATGATAATGCCAAAGGATTTACTAATTTTGCAGCACCAGGAGCAGACAGATTAAAGATAGCATTAACACTCACAAAAAAGGAAATATCTAATAATACAGATACTGATTTTGTAGAGATTTTAAGAGTAGATGAAGGAAAAATTAAAAAAATTGAAAATAAACCTGTTTATAATTTAATAAGAGATTATATTGCAGATAGAACATTCGATGAATCGGGACACTATGCTGTAGATGAATTTAGTGTTAAAGCACTTAATTCTCTAAATGATCAAATTGACAATGATGGTTTATATTTAGAAGAAGAAACCACAGAACAAGGAAATATTCCATCAGATGACCTAATGTGTTTGCAGGTAAGTCCTGGAAAAGCATATGTTGATGGTTATGATGTTACTTTTGACTCAGAAACTGCTGTAGATGTAGAAAAACCACGAGATACTGAAAGTGTTAGTAGTGCTAATATCCCATTTGAGATGGGGCATTTACTCCGAGTTAATAATGTCAGTGGTGCTCCGGAAGAAAATAAAACTTTAGATTTATATGATCAACTTGGTACAGGAGGTTCGATAATTGGTGCTGCGAGAGTATATACCTTTAACCTGACTGATGCTGCATATACTGATGCATCAACTCAATGGGACTTATATCTTTATGATATTCAAACTTATACAAATGTAATTTTTAATAGAAGTGTAACGGCAACTGAAATTCCAACTTCCTCCTTTATAAAAGGAAAAAGTAGTGGAGCAAGTGGTTTTGTTGTTCTTGGTGCTTCTGCTTCAAGTTTAAATCTCTCTCAAACTTCAGGAACTTTTTCAAATGGGGAAAAACTAATTGTTAATGGAATTGAAACTGCACTGACAATTGCAAGTTTTACACAAAATAATATTGATCAATTAAAATCTGTTAAAAGACCATCCGTATCACCCGGATTTCCAGAGTTTAAAGCAGACGCAGTATTAAAACCAAAAAAATTCTCTAATGGAATTACGGAAGTTAATGTCACTGGAACAACCGTAACAAGTCCAGGAAAATTATTCTCTGGAGTGAAAGAGAATGACATAATTAGTGTCTCAGATGGAAATACTTTAAAATATAATAGAGTTATTTCCGTTTCTTCAGATTTGTCATCGGTTAGCATTGCTTCTACTAGTAGTGTTAGTGGGGTATTTAATGGAACTGCAATTTCTCCAGGAAATTATACAGCAAATATTAGGAAAACAGAAATAAGAAATAGTGAAAATGGATTTCTTTATGCAAATCTTCCAGAATCTAACATATCTTCAGTAGATCTTTCAAATTCTCAATTAACAATAACAAAACAAATTCCCTTAAATATTACTGGAACTTCAATTTCTTTAAATCTAGCTAATGCTGGAATTACTAGCGCATTTTATGAATCTTTTGATCAGGAGAGGTATTCTGTTCACTATAGTGCTGGTGGAATTGGAACAATAACTTCTGACGCATTTACTCTTACTGGAGGAGGATCTGGAGTAGAAATTGAAGAATTAAACTCCAGTGGTGGAAATAGTATTGTAAATGTAACACTGAAAAAGAATGGAATACAAAGTAAAATTAAAAACTTTACTAGAAGTGCAATAGAAGTAGTTGAACTATCAAAATTAGCACAATCTGGATCTGCATCTAGTATATCAATCAATGATGGACTAACTTACAATCCAGATGCATATGGTTTAAGAGTTCAAGATGAGCAAATTTCACTAAATGTTCCTGATGTAGCAAAAGTTCTTGTAGTATACGAATCAACAAATACTGCAGATCCTACATTAGATGCAATTGAGTTCTCTCCAATATCCAATGTTGGAACAGATGCTATTATTGGTGAAAATATAATTGGATCTGAGAGTGGAGCAGTTGGAAGAGTTGTGTCAAATGAGAATTCTGCAGAATCATATTTTGATGCACCTAAGGCCAATAAGTTAGGTGTAGTATATCTAAACCAAAATACTTTTATTGCCGGAGAAACTGTAACATTCAAAGAATCTAATATTACCTCTACTGTTCAGTCAATTACATTAGGAAAATATAATAATATAACAGACAATTTTGTTCTCGATGATGGTCAAAAAAATGAATATTATGATTACTCTAGATTGATCAGAACAACAGATTCAGAACCATCTAAGAGACTATTGGTCGTTTTTGATCATTATATAGTTCCCGCATCAGATACTGGAGATGTATTTACTGTTTTAAGTTATGATTCTGATAGATTTTTAAATGATATTCCTACAATTGGACCCAATAATGTTAGAGCTTCTGATACATTAGATTTTAGACCGAGAGTTGTTAATTATTCAGGAATAAGTTCTTCACCATTTGATTTCGGTTCAAGAACATTTACTACAAATTACAATCTAAAACCCGGTGAAAGTTCATTACTTGGATATGAGTTTTATCTTCCTAGAATTGATAAATTATATCTAGATAAGTTTGAAAATCTTATTGTTAGTAAAGGTGTTTCGGCAAAAGATCCAAAAGCATCTCCAAGTAATGATCAAAGTTTGATGGAATTGGCAACTATTTTACTTCCACCATATCTTTATGATCCTGATGATGTTTCTATTAATTTGGTTGATAATAGAAGATATACCATGAGGGATATTGGTCAACTTGAAGATAGAATAGAAAACCTGGAAAAAGTTACATCTTTAAGTTTATTGGAAGTAAGTACTGAAGCATTGCGTATTGAAGATGAAGATGGTAACAATAGATTTAAATCTGGTTTCTTTGTAGATAATTTTACTGATAGAACAAGTAGTGATCAAAATTTAACATCAGCAGATATTAGTGAAGGTCAATTGAGACCAAGACTTCTTTCTAATTCATTAAGACAAAGAGTTTTGCCTTCTTCAGAAATTTCTGAAGAAGATTTAGATTTGACAACTAACTTTGAATTATTAGATCCAAATATCCAAAAAACTGGTAATGTTGTTACTCTAAAATACGATTCTATCGGTTGGTTAGAGCAACCACTTGCTACTCGTGTCGAAAATGTTAATCCATTCCATGTAATAGAATATGTTGGAAGTGTAAAATTATCCCCAGAGAATGATTTTTGGATTAGAACCATTTATATTCCACCATCTGTTAGGAATATAACAAGAAGAACAACAAATGTTATTCGTAATACTGTAAGGAATACGGTAACAAGACCAGTAGAACAAACACCAGCAGCACCAGTTTTCTTTAGAGGGTTTATCAGACCCAGCATTGGAATAGGTCCATGGAATAATGGTGGATGGCCCGCAAGAACGGCAGTAGCACTTGGTAGACTAGGAGCAAGACAACAAACAGATTGGAGAAGTAGTACAAACTCTAGAACACAGACTACAACATCTTCTAGAACTAGAGTTGATGTAAGATCTAGAGATGTTCTTATTTCAAGTGGAGATGAGCAATATATCAGATCTAGAAATGTTTCTTTCTTTGGGAGGTCATTGAAACCTCTAACAAGACATTACCAGTTCTTAGATAATCATAGTAATGTAGACTTTATACCTAAACTTATAGAAATTGCTAATAGTACATCTTTAGATACATATGGTACTCTTCAGGGATCATTTACAACAGGAGAAACAGTAAAAGTATATAAAGAAGGTAGAGAAATAGGTCGTTTTAGACTTGCAAAATCAAATCATAAAGAAGGTCCCTTTAATTCACCATCAAGAAAATATAATATTAATCCTTATGTAAGGAAAGAAAATTTACCATCTTCATATAGTCAATCATCCAAAACATTAAATATTGATTTAAATTCACTATCTGATGAAGCACAAGGAAGATTTTTTGGATATATTACTAAAGGTGCAAAGATCGTTGGACAGACGAGTGGTGCAATTGCATATGCAAAAAATTTAAGATTAATAACTGACAATTATGGAGATTTGTTTGGATCATTCTTTATCAAGAATCCACATACAAATCCAGCACCAAATCCAAGACTTCTTACTGGTAAAAAGACATACTTATTGACTAGTAGCTCTACAAATAAGAAACCATTGCCCGGAAGTAAGTTAATTTCTACTGGACAAGGATCTTATAGTGCTGTTGGAACTCTCCTAACAAGGCAAATACAAACTACAATAACCACAACTATTGAAACTACAGTAAGACGTACTACAACCATAACAACAACTAGACGTGAAGTCGTGAGAGCAAGAAGATCCGACCCTCTTGCACAATCATTTGTTGTCGGTAGAGATATTGATGCTCCTGATTTAAATGGATTTAGTAGTGATGATAAAGGTGTAGTTCTTACTGAATTGGATATCTTTTTTGCCAACAAACCAGAAGGAAATGAACCTCTTGAAGTCCAAATAAGAACAGTAGAACTCGGTATCCCAACTTTAAATTTGGTTGGTGAATCTAAAACATTATATCCAGATCAAATTACAACATCAGAAACTGGTGAAACTGCAACAAGAGTTACATTTGATGAACCAAAATATCTTGCTCCAGGAAATGAATATGCTATAGTTATACTTGCACCTACTTCAGATGAATATGAAGTTTGGATTGCGAAAATGGGCGAGAGAACTGTTAATACACAATCTTTACCTGATGCAGAAGCAGTAATTTACACTAAGCAATTTGCACTTGGTAGTTTGTTTAAGTCACAAAATGGATCTATTTGGACACCTACACAAGAATTAGATCTTAAATTTAAACTTTACAAAGCAAAATTCACTGCAAATACCGGTATTGCGTATTTTGGAAATCCACCTTTAGATCAAAGTAATGGATATGTAAATAATTTACTCGCAAATCCAGTTACAGGTCTTCCAAAAACTACTACTCTTGGTGTTACAACATTCACAGATTCTAGTCTGATTGACATTTTGAATACCGGCAGAAAAATTGCTGGTTCTATTCCAGATAGTTATGGTTATATTGAATATGCGGGTGGACCAGTTACTGGTATTACAAATACTAATGGTGGAGTAAATTATAGTAATGGATCTAATTTAATAACAGATAATCTGACTGGAAAAGGTAGTGGATTAAAATTAACTATCACAACTACGGATGGTGCAATTACTGGATTTACGAGAACTGCTGATGGAACTGGATATGAAGTTGGTGACGTTGTAACTATTGATAATGAATTGAATGGAAATATAACAGGAAGAGGTGCATTACTTACTATTAGTGCAATTACCGGAAGAGATACACTTTATCTAACTAATGTTCAAGGTGAAGTTGGTAGCGGAAATGCATTCCCACTTGGGATAGGAGTAAGTTATTATGATACTGATACAACCATTGTATCTTTAGGTACTACTCAAATTACAAGTTTGACCGCAGAATCAGGAATAAATTCAGGTAATTTCTTAGAGGTAAGTCATTTCAATCATGGAATGTATGCCAATAATAATAAATTAAAATTAACTGGAGTTGAATCTGATATTTCACCATCAATTCTTACTGCAAATTTATTATCATCCGGTTCGGATACAATATTTGTTGAAGATTCTTCAGTGTTTGAAACTTTCGAAGGACTAACTGTTAGTGCTTCTAATCCTGGATATGTAAAAATTGGAGATGAAGTTATAGAATATAAAACAGTATCTTCAAATCAGTTAGGAGATCTTACTAGACGCATTGAGGGAAAAACTGAAACACATGAAGTCAATTCTAAGGTTCAAAAATATGAGTTTAATGGAGTATCTTTAAGAAGAATTAATAATGTAATTCATGATATTTCTGATACTGGTATTGACTCTAATGGATATTATATTGATGTAGATCGAAGTGCTACATATGGAGTGAATAGATCTGTAGATACTGCAACTCTACCACAATTATCATTTAATAGACAGTTTGTTGGTGGTGGAAATAATGTCTATGCAACTGAGAATATTCAATTCAATTCAGTAAATCCAAGATTATTTGTTCAGGCACCTGGAGATTCAACTTCAGTTAGTGCCGTAGTTAGAACGACAACTGGA